TTAACAGTTTTTCTATCTTCTGCAACTAAACTCTGATGTAATCTTTGTTTAGGAAGATCCAAATCAGTACTATTTGACAATCTAGAAAGTTGATCTTTCTTATAACGATAGTCAGTATAAGATTCCTTTGCTACTCTGATTGACTTTTCCTTAATTCTATCAAAAGCAGATGCAAATGCCTCAGTTAATCTCTCAATCTTATCAAGTCTAAGTGGTGACTTATCACCAGCAATAGCATCTGATAGAATTGCTTCAATTAATGATTCTGCTGTAGGAACATCTAGATTATGATGAAAAAATACTTTCTCCAATATCTCTTCTGACACTTCATAAAGATCTTGATCATTTAACTGATTCAAGTTCATCTTACTGAAAGCATCTCTAGACTCTTCTAGACTCTTCTTAACTTCAGGATTGTGCACTGCAGCATAAGCATTATACACATGTCTCATATCTGACATTATACTACTATGTTAGTTTATCTTTATATATTTATAAATCGCCTTCTCTCCTATTCTCAGATTTATGTACATCAAACTCCCCACCAGGATACCTTGCCTTGAGTTTATCTACATTCATCTCAATAATTTCATCAAATGTAGTGTCAAGTGCCATACATGCTTGTGCAATATACCAGCATACATCTCCTAATTCCCTCTTCATATGAAAAACATTCTCTTCATTATATGGTTTACCTTGTAGTATTATCTTCTTTACTACCTCAGTGAACTCACCAGACTCAGCAGCAAGACCAAGTGCAGCAGTTAACAAGTGTGGTATATCTGCACCATTTGCAACAAGTTCATCTATCCTTGCTTGCAGAATAGCAGGATCCTGACTAGGCATACTGGTTACGCCAGCAACAAAATCAAGATATTTTTTAGTGTCAACAGTCATTTTTAATCAGAACTTAAAATCAGCAAATGATGATTTTGGTTTTAGTTTTTCCTCTTTAGTATACTCTTGATCTTGGTTAGTGTCAATCAGATCATTCTGTGCACTCTGTTCACAATCATACAATCTCATCTTTGCTCTATCAATACCTACAACAAATCTCTTGTAAATTGTAGGATCATTATATCTATTCTTTAATTGCTTTACTAATATTTGATTTAAACCTTCTAGTTCTTCCGTGGAAATAAGGGCAAACATAAGGTCAGCAGTAGCAGGTAAGCCAAAGGACTCACTTGTGTCAGTAAGCTCAACGTCACTGCTACCAAAACCAGAACGAGTAGTTTGAGTAGCTGAGACAATGGGGACGTTGGTTTCAACTGCCAATCCCCTAAGTTCTTCAGCAATCGCTTTGATATACGAGTAAGAGTTGACATTGCCATTTGCTCTGTATCTGGAAGAGGCACAAATATTAAGATAATCTATGAATATTATATCAGGTTTAAAAGATTTTTTCAAGGATAACTCAGTCAATAATGCTTTAAAATGTCCACTATGTGCAGATGCAGTAGGATATTCTTTAATCACTAAACTACCCATTGTCTTTTTAGTAATACTATCTACCTTACTAGAAAACATAGGTTTAGGTAAATCTACAATATCTTGTATTCCAACATTCAATAAGTTTGCATCTATTCTTTCTGCTATCTTCTCTTCTGCCATCTCCATGGTGATGTAAAGTACATTCTTATCTTGGAGTAAAGATGCACTAGCAACATGGCACATGAACAAAGACTTCCCCACACCAGTGCCCGCAAGAGCAATGTTAAGAGTTTTATTTGGGAGACCACCCTTTGTGATCTTGTTGAAGAACTCCAAGTCAAATGGGATCTTCTCTTCTTTTTGATGATAGAATTCATACCTTTCCTCATAATCTTGAAGATAATCATGTCCTATATGATTATCGAAAGAAACAGCCAAAGCATCAGAGAGAATAGAAGGAATAGCATCCCTTCCTTTTTTGTCATCTTTTCCATCAGCTATTGCAATAGAGTCTAATAATGCCAAGTATATAGCTCTGTCTCTACACCATTTTTCTGTAGTATCAATTAACCATTCATTCTCTACAGGACTTTCATCAAGACAACTAATTAAATGAGTAACACTCTTAAATGAGTCTTCATTAATATCACTTCTCTTTTCAATTTCAATAGTTAATACTTCCTTTGTAGGTAATTCATTATACTTTTCAACAAAAGAAAATATCTCTTCATACACCATCTTCTGATGTGCATCTTCAAAATACTCAGACTTAATGAAAGGTATAGACTTTCTCAAATACTTTTCATTGTGTATTAAATTTTTTAAAATTAGAAACTCAATTTGTTCCATGATAAGCACAACAAAAGGAAATACTCATTCTCACTTTTTTATCTTTGAATGGTGTGACTGTGTGAATCAAATGAGCAGGAAACACAGCAAGTAATCCACTTACAGGATATAGATGATAGTGTTCAATATTGAAAGGACTAACATCTTGACTTTTTCTTAGTCTTATCTTTTGTCCATAAGATGGATCATTAAAGACAATAGATCCACCTCTTTTACCATCCCAACTGCCAGGTAAAAGTTTTGGATTATCAAGATACTCAACTCTCATTTCACCATCAACCATTTCATATAATGGATAGTATACACCAGTTAAAGCAGATTCACCATGATGATGTGGCATGTTGATATCACCTGGACCATTTATGTTTGCCCATAACTTCTCTACTATTAAACCATCTTCATGCCCTGTTTGTCTACAGTAATCATTAGAGCATTCTTTAATTTTATCTCTTAGAGTTTTAAAACTAGGATACCTTTCCTCCATCTTGAGAGTGCTATGCCATCCACCCATGTTACTTGCAATCTTTCCACCATCATCTGATTTCTTCTCTGCTAGTATATCATGAACTAATGATACATTCAAATCATGAGATTCTTTACCAAAATTGTAAAGTATAACTGGAGTAGGAAAAGCAGGGAAAAGTTTATTATCAACCATAACTAAACTCTTTGTTTGCAGTCTCTTCTAGAGCTTGCATAACTTCTGGAGTAAAGTAATCATCTGGATTGGCAAGTATTTGTTTACCATAAACTTTCTTACCATTGATCTCATATCTACCTGCTATATTCTTCCACAATCCACCTATCTCTCCTAGTTCTAGGAGACCATAGTATTTGTCAAGACCTCTTTCATCATAATAGAGTCTAATCTTAACTACTTTATTCTCTTTACTCAACCTTGATTTGTGAGTCTTTGCCTTGATAATATTTCCAATGACTTCTTTTCCATCTTTCTCTTTTGCCTTGCTGAGATAGATGATTGTACTCGCTGCATACTTGAGTCCAGAACCCCCACCCATTTCTTTCGTTGGTACGTAGCTTCCAATGACATCGTATGTATGATTTGTGACAATGAGGGGAACATTTGCTTGTCCAAGTTTTAGGGTTAACATTCTGAATGCACCTTTGACAAGTTGAGATTTGGTCATATCTCTTACTTGTTTATCATCTAGTGCATCTCTAATTTCTTTCTCTGTAGAAAGCATTCCTAAAGAGTCTAACACAAACATACAAGGTTTGCGTTCTTCTATAGGGGTTTTAAGATATATATCTACTGCCTTAAGAGCTTTAGTTCTAAACTCTTCAATTGTCACTACATTAACAACTACAAAACGATCTAAATCTAGACCACGAGACTCCAATAATACTTTATTAACTGCGGCTTCAGTATCAAAATAGAGACAATACCCATCAGGATTAGAATCAAGGAAGTTCTTAACCACTGCGAGGGAGAAAAAAGTTTTTCCAGTAGATGATTCACCAGCAATTGCAGTAATCTTGTTACTAGATACACCACCAAATATAGACCCTGATATAAGTCCATTAAAAATGTACGAACCTGTGTCCACATACTTTTCAGTTTCATCAATATCTGATGCAAGTTGTGTGAAGTCATCTCCTATCTCTTTTACAATTTCCTTTAAAAAATCCATTTCAAATTCCTAATAATTTTTTTTGTCTTTCAAAGTATCCATGGAGAATCCATGAACTACTATTCATTTTATCAGTGCCACCAATACCATATTCAAATCTAACTCTTTCATTGTTAGCAAATCCCATAACTTCTGGAGTATTACTTGATCCTCTATCACCACCATTACAGAAAATAACTTCTTTAGAAATTTCTAAACATTTTCTAATTGCACCTCTAGCACTATCATCACTATCATCCCATGATATCACAGCATCAACCATATTCAAATGTCTTATGATTTCTGCTCTTTCTTTCCATGATTGAAAGTATTGACCTTTCTTTCTTGTTAACCATTCTTCAGTGTTGAGACCTACTATAAGATAGTTAGAGAGATCCTTTGCTCTCTTGAAGTATGATATATGTCCACTGTGAATTGGGTCAAATCCACCAGTAACAAGACTCACCTTTTCAAAAAACATACTACCTCCATTTAGTATATGGTAGAGACTCCACATCTGTTTTATCTTTTGCTGCAAGCAATTTTGCAGTTTCTAATTCATCACTCTCATCTGCATTTGTATGATGGGTAACTTCTTTTAGAGTTTTAAGATACTCAATTACATGATCTCTAATTTCCATAAGTTGTTCATAACAACCTTGATTATGAGCACAACCACGTAAATCATGGTCAGGTTTCATAACTGATTCTGTGAATAGAGACAATGCTCTATCATATTTTTGAGATGCTGTCTCAGATGCATCTATTGAGTTTTGGTCTTTCATGAGAAGAATAATTCTAGGTTGACTACTTTTTCAACATTCCATCCAATGGAATCAAGTATAACCTTTACTGGTTCAAGAAATGCTTTATTGAATTGTAGTTCATAATCT